GATTCACTATTGGATGAACCATTTTTTGTACCAAATAATGCAACTCCAGTGCTGGCTTCTTGCTCACCAGTTTGTCCAATCTTAAACCATGTAGATAGCATAAATATTTGTCTATTTCCAGCTTCATCAAATGTTCTACTTAAACCTCCTGTAGCTGGAACCAAAGCACCATAACCAACAGTAAAACTATCCGTAAATGGTTGGAAATCTCCAACTCTTTGACCAGCACCATTGCCTTCGTAGAGGACGGTCTGGAAGTATTTGGTTACATCTGATGCTGTACGGGTTGTAGCAGATGCTATGTTAGCTGTATTTAAAGCTAGGTATCCACTAGGAGGTGCAAACTCAAAGTTTCCGTAGCCATTAGCATCTGCATTGCCAGATGATATTGAAAAAGGTGGATCTCCAAAATTAACACTGATATCTCCTGCCCCAGAACCACTACTTACTGCAAAAATAAAGCCTATTGGGACTGAGGTATCATTAACTGTAAAAGCACATTGCCAAGTATCAGTTCCATCTGTTAGTTTTAAAATTGAATTGTCCCCGTCCCACATTACGCCATAAGTTGTAGAAGCACTTATAGTTATAGGAGTGCCACTTGTAGTTCCCTCAGTAAAAAGAGTTCCATTTTCATCAAACTGTGGTGTAGAACTTTCATATATAGCACCATCTATCAACCAATTTGCTGAGTTCATAATTCCAACACCGACCACAGCATATCCAACAATAGTGTTGAATTGAACTTCACAGTACCACTTACCAGTTACAGCAGGTCCACCAACAGGTAAAGTTGAGCAAACATTTGTATTAACTGCCGGGAGTGTTGATCTTCTATTGCCCTCACTAAATGTCCCCGATGACCCCGACATTAAAGGATTTAATAGTGCATACATATTTGTTGGAGTATGAGGTGTAGTCGTAACAGTACCGCTGTTAGTAAAATCATTATTCTTTCCAGAAAAATCTTCACCTACATCAGAAGAATTAGTAAACGCAAAATAGTGTCCATTATTCCCAAAATTACTTATACTATGTGTAATAGTTGTAGGATCTTTTGGTGTCCAATAAAGACCAGTGGTATCAAATTCTCCAAATGATCCTGCTGTTAATGCTGTACCATCTATAAAATAAGTCTCAGCCAAATATGAATTTAGAGTTCTGTTAGCAGCATAATAGAGTCCATAAATATGTGCATATCCATTTATACCTATATTACATACTGCGTTTAAAGCAGGTTCAGAATAATAACTGACAAAAGTAGTAATTCTTACTCCATTCACCCAAATTTGAACACGATCTGCGGCAGTTGACAGTGTACTATCATAAATTAGGCATGCATGATACCAAGCATTAGTATCACGGTAGAGTGGTCCTGTTAAAAACATACCTCCTGTTGCTGAACTAGCTGTGTAGCCACCCCATGAAAATTGATTAGTAGTACTAAAAGCAAAATGTGATGGATAACCAAGTGTTTGATCAACTGAAAGTATATAATTAGCCGCAACGTTAGATATTGTACACGGATTTACCCATGTAGAAAGTGTCCATTTTTTTCCATCTGTTGGAGCAGAACTAAATGTTTTTGATAGAGTTGCTCCACCTCCGATATAAGCAGAGTTATCTATCGTTACTAAGCTATCACCACCTTGAGCAGTTGCACCCATTAATAAAGCATTATTAAACATATTTAACTATATTCCTTAGATAATACCGATTGAACGGCAGTTGATGTTCTTACAATATAATCTAATCTATCAACTGCTGCTGCACTTGTCGAGAGAGTGGGAGCAGTTCCTGCTGGAAACTCCCAACTAGTTCCATAACTTAAAGTTCTTGAACCTGTTCCATCTTGAATAATAAATATACTGCCTACCTGTCCCGGTACACACTGGGTTGGGTTATCTAAAGCTCTATTACCAGCTAATGTTAAACTAAAATTTTGTCCATTCTTAAAACTAAGAGATACATTTGCTCCATCTGTTAAACTAACAATATCTGCAATAGCGTTCTTGGCTATGTGTATCTGTCCTAATGGAGAAGCTACACCAATCCCTACAGAAGTATGAACGTATAGACCACCACCGATACTAACGTTACCGCTTATTTGAGCAGAGGTGAGAACAGCATATCCACCTGAAACATTCGTAGCAATTCCTGCTGAAGTTGCTTGAACCCCTGTTAAGTTACCACCACCTCCATAATACTGTGTAGCAGTTACGTTTCCTGTAACGGTCATTGAAGAAACAGACACATGATCATCAAACGTTGCAGAGGTTCCCACAAGAGAACCGCCTATGCTTGTAATACCTGTAACCGCTAAAGTACTGGAAGAGACATGATTGCTAAAGGTAGCAGAAGTTCCAACAAGAGATCCACCGATACTGGTTATTCCTGTTACAGCTAATGCACTAACAGAAACTTTGTCATCGAAGGTTGCAGAAGTTCCGACAAGTGAACCACCAACACTAACTATACCACCTACAGTTAATGTTCCTGATATACTTACATTTTCGAAACTAGGACTTGCACTCGTATGAACAACTTGTGAAGCTGGTAATGTTACAAATACATCTTTAGTACCTGCACTAAAGTTAACAGCTGACCCTGTACTAGAAGAAAGTAAAGTTGTCCTAGTAAGATTATTACTGGATGAACCGTATGTACCAATACCAACTTCCCATTCATCTAAAGACTGATGAACAATGGCATAGTAAGTTGTATTAGTATTTCCAATGGCACTGCTGAAATCTTGAAATCCTCCAGTTTCTCCGTCTAGAGATACAGCACCTGTTCCTGTTGTAGTAGTTGTTTCTTTAACCCGATCTTTGAGAACGAAAGCCATGTTATATTACTGCCTTTCTTTTAATTTAGTTTAATCGGATAACAGCACTAGCCGATGTTGCAGCTGGAACAACTAGTTTAAACTCACCATTCGTTGCTGATTTTTCTCCACCAAAGTCATATACCGCTATAACACTTTTACTACTGTGACTGTCATTATAGATAATACATCCGTTTGCAGAGAATGTTGCAGCAGCCCAACTTACATCAGCAAAGTCTACAACTCCTGAAGAGTCAACAGTACTTACTGAAACAGTTGCAAGTGTTTTCCCTCCTGTTGTGTAACCATTACCGTTTGCTAATTGTCCTGTAACGGATGCATACGTATTAGGTCCACCAGCAGAAACATTCTGAGAAGATGAAACTAATATAACTTTTAGTGTATTACTTTGAAGATTATGTTCTGCTAACATAACCTCCGATTTAAATTGATTATTCACACCTGTCGTGATTGCCATTTTCTTTTCGTCCTTTTACCTTTACGTAGTTCCTGATACAAATTGAGGGAAATAATTTAGAATTGCTGTTGATTGCGCTGGTGTCCATGTACTACTAACATACTCTAAAATCTTTTCTGGTCTTGCGTCTTTTAAAACATATTTTGCACCTATACGAGGTGATTTATTTTGAGGGTGGTTTTCTAAATTATAATTTCCATCACTTTCATCAGGCCCAACAACAAATCCTGTAGACTCCTTTACCCTTTGTTCATAAGGATATCTGAATCCACTTTTATCACTTATAAAATAAGCTCTTACCATCTCATTCTACTACCTATACAAATCTTATAGAAGGCTTAATAAGCATTGCTGCTCGTTCTCTATCCTCTGCCATAGCATTAGATAGTAATGTTTCGTATTCAATCTTTAAAGCTGCTACTCTTGTAGCTGGTATGCCCATTCTTTTAAAACCAAGATAATAAGCAAGACCCATTGTTAAACAAGGTAAGTAACGATATGGGACATCTGCGGTGTCTGTTGAGTTTTCAAAGTCAAAAAATCTTCTAATACTATGCATACGAACAGTGTCTGTACTGTTTTCAGGCGAAGGCCAAACTATAAAACTTACGTTATCTCTTCCCTTCATGGTAGCATATTGAAGACATCTTGCTTGTGTAGTTTTATCAGGAACTTTTAAATATTCTTCCGCTGTAATCCTACTCATTTGAATATCATTAGAACCTCTTCGTGACACTGCCTCAGTAACAGCAGCAGTTGTACTAGGAAGAGTGTAAGTTGTTGTTCCTTGAACTAAAGCTAAGTCGGTAAACTCAGTAGTCCATAAAAGAATACCACGATTCTGCCAATCACTTAATAAAAGATTTAAAGATCTTCTTGCAGTTATACCATCATTTCCAACAAAAGGAGGTCCACCTAAATGTTCGTAAGCTTCGGATATAATCTCATCAATATCTAAATTAAAATCTTGGCTTGTTGAAACTGTCATACTAAAGCCTATCTTTTAAATATTTTTTTATATAGTCCGTTAATGTATCTTGTTGTTTTGCAACATATACAATCGCACTCACCCTTTTTTTTAGCCATGTTTTATCCTAACAAAAATGTAGCAAACGCACCAGTTGGTAAGGTAACATGTAACTTTTCACTTACACGTATTCCTAAATCTGGAACATAAACATCTGACGCACTACTTACACCAAGATACTGCTTATAAACAATAGTACCTGATGCGCTTCCGTTACGTACTACCATGTCTCCTTTAGCTGCTGCTGTTCCCCAACTAACACCTCTAATACGTGTAGGGTAATCAGTTGCAGTAACGGTAGCAGATACAAAGACTGCATTAATAGCTGTAGTCATTTCATTAATTCCTTATGTGAATTATCTACTCTCTATAATAAAAGAGGGATGCCGTTTTAACAAGCATCCCCCTCGTATTAACCAACTTAGTTATTAACCAGCATTGCCGTAGAAACCACGCCAATCTGACCAACCAAAGCTATAACGCTCACGAGCCTTAAAGCGGAGGTTACCAGTATCGAAGTCTGGTTCCATTTTGGTTCCAAGAGGTGCGCGAACAAACATCTTAGTACCATTAGGCACATCTGATTTCACAAACCAAGCACCAGCTGCGGTAAACCTGTGATTAACAAAGTCACCTTGTGGTACAACACCCATGCTACGAACAGCATTAATGTCGTTTGTGTTTGTAACACCAGCAACGTTACCAGCTACACCTGCTAGATTGTTACCGTATACAACAGTTGTGGTTGAGAGTGTAGACTTTAAGATCTTTTGTGCTACAAACTGATTATCAGGAGCAATATGCAATGAAACAGGCATAGCTCCAATCAGAATACCACGATCATCTTCTGCCTTTTGAATCTGTATAACAGCAGTTTCAAGAGAGGATTCAGATAGATCAGCAGCGGTCAAAAGATTACTTTGAACACCAGCTTGTACTGGATGAGAAGCAGAGAATAATACAACTCCGTCACCACCTAGTCCACTGGTAAAGCCATTGTTAAAGATAGCAGCAGCTTTAGTTTGCTTTGTAGCTGCCATTGAACGTGCAAGAGACTTTGCTCTAATCTTAGCAAAAGTATCATACAAGTTATCTTCCATAGCCTCTTCCGTAACAGCAAATGCCAACGCAATCGTTTGATGCGTATAGCGAGATGCCCAACTTTCGCTGGCACTTTCATAAGATACGGCAGAACCTTCTGCTTTAACTGGTGCTTCACCGAAAGCAGTCATTAAGACTTCTTCTTCGAAAGCACGATCAGAATTCTCTATCTCAAAAAGAGGTTTTTGCTCTTCATCAATGGAACCATACTCAAGTCCAAAGATTGCGTTTAAGCCCGGAAGAAGCTGTTTGCCAATACTGGCGCGATTTATAGCCATTTAATCAGTCCTTCCTTTAATTAGCTATTGAAGCAGCGTAGTCAAGATGATTAGAAAGACGAACTAATACACGAGTATTAGCTTGATTCCAATCATTACCCTCAACTTCCCACAAACCAACTATACGTAGTGGATTTGAAAGGGATGTACGAGAAGTAACTTGAACTGCCCATGCTGACTGACCAGTATAGGTATTTCCAGCAGAAACTTCAACAAAGAAGTTCTGAGTTTCTAGATCACCTATAGTAACAGTAGCATTACATTGCATTTGATAAATACCATCAGGATCATCCATAACATGTGCGTATGCATATCCGTCAGCCGATGAAGTACCAGAAGGCCAGTAGTTGAGCCAAGTGGGTTGTTTCGATGTAGGGTCTACAAACTGCGCCCCTTGAAACACACCAATTGGTCGATCCGCTGTAACTGATACAGGTTGGATGTATCCAGCACTGACTTTAACAAGATCGCCACGAAAGATGTTATCACCATAAGTATTCGCAATTTGATACTTATTGGTTCCCATCGTGTTATACGAACTGCCTCGTTTACGTACTGGAACAGCCCCATTATATGCTTTTGCTAAAGCCATAATAGTAGTTCCTTTTCAGAAAAAAGTTAAAAATTAAGCGTCAAACTTAGCTTGTTTTCCTGTTGACACTCGCTGTTTGCTTGAATCATAAATAGGCATTCTACGGTCAGGATGATCACCATGTAGTCTATTAGATATGGCATCTTCCATTTGCTGTGTACGCTTTGCTTGTTGCGCCTGTATAGCTTCGTGGTATTCTATTCGTTGTTTAGCGAGGGCTACGTCACCTCGTAATATACAACCACCTAGACTTCCTTCTTCCTTTACTTTAAATCCAGAAGATAACTCAGGACAGTCTTTAGCTAAAACAAATGTCCAACCCTCACGTTCTTTCTTTCCAATGTTTTGATGATCTTCTTGACCATCTAACATTATCCGTATCCACCTTAAAACAAACCCCTGATCAAGAAATTGATTCTTAATACTTTCTGGAATCTGTAACCAATCATTATCTTCAATCGCTGACATGATAGCTTCGTGAGATAAGTTCTCTCTTTCTTCCATCATTCTTGATATATTACGATTAGTTGTTTCAACTTGTTGTGAGTTTTCATCTATTTCGTTTTTTTCCGTATTTACTTCTTCAACCATTTACTTTCTCCGCATTGTGTGTATGTTAAACGACAGTCGTATAATCGCCATCAGATCTATCTGCTTTCGCTTTCTCAGCTGCGTATCTTTCAAGAGGTATGCTCCATTTTTCCGCTAAACGTACATCTTCTTTTGTAAGTTTAACTTTATTTCTAGAGACAGGAGAATGCGACCTTCCTGCTACCACTTGTTTAGGCTTTTTCGGAGTAGCCTTTTCCGACACTTCATTATCACCAAACTTAGATGGTAATTCTTCTTTAAGACGGGCATTTACTTTTTCGTAAAAAGAAGGATCACTTGGATCTTCGCCCTGCTCTTTTAATTCTGCATCAATTGATAAAGCAACAGCTGTAGCTGTACGATCTTTACCAAACCAATCATTTGTCTCAGCCCAATCTTTTGCAAGAGGGTCTATCTCAGGAGGAGCAGCATCATAGTGCTTCTGTCTCTTTTCTTCTTCTTCCTGATATTGTGTCTTTTGTTGTTCGATCCATTGTTTCTTTTGATCAATCAACCTTAACTCTGTCTTAGCTTCCGCTAACTCTTCTTGTGCGCTTAGTACATCATCTTTGTTTCCTGCATCATAAGCTTCTTTAAACTTATTACGTGCATTCTCAAGTTTAGAGTTTACTTCACCTTCTTTAGCTTCTGCTAACGCACCATCGTAATCGTAACGTATCTTACCCACTTCAGACATCTGTTGACGTAAAGCAACTAATTCTTCTTTTGCTTTAAATAACTCTTCGTCACGGTCTTTACGTTGTTTTATTAACTGACGTATTCTTTTTTCAGCACCTTTAGTTTCAATTCCTTCTAACTCAGGTTCTTTTTCTTCAGATGCTTCTTGTTCAATTTCAACTTCAGGCTGAAGATCAACTTCAACAGTTTCTTCAGCTTCAACCTCTAAATCTTCAGGAGCTTGATTTAATTCAATCTTACCCCATTCGTTTTCGTTTTCGTCAGTCATTTTATCTTTCTCCGCAGTTGCGATTCTACGCTTACGCTACAAGTGAATACATGGGGTCTATATCAGCAGGGTCTTCAATCGTCATAATGACTTGATCATCATATATAAGTAAGTAACGAATTCCCTGATATATAAACTTTTGTCCTGTATGTTTACCGTAACACACATAATCTCCTTCACTACACCATGATCCTGAAGGAAACTTTCCTTTATCTTTATACGCTAAAGAACCAACCTTCACAACCCTTCCGACAGTTGTCAGATATTGAATGTCATCTTTAAACTTATCTGGCATAAGAATTCCACCTTTTGTCTTTGTTCTTATTGACAAAGGGCGACAAAGTATATGATAACCGGGAACATTAGGTAAAGTACTAGGATCTGGGGATTTCTCATCCGTAATCCATTCGTCATTCTGTGTAGAGTTTGACATATTGGGCTGAAGAACCATTTAATAATTACTCCGCATCTTCTTCAAGGTTTTCCATAACAGTAGCATGATAATCATCTACCACATGTACAGATCTTGTCAACCCCTCTATCACTCCTGTTAAATTTTTATATTGAGTAAAGTCTTCACACATACCAGCAGCAAGCTGTTC